ACTCATCTGGCCCGCTCGTTTTGAACCTGCTCAGAGTATACTTATGATGATGTATGGTGCTCTCTCTGCTCTTGTGGGTACGTATTTTGGTTTCAGCCAAGCTAAAAAGAAATAAGGAAAATAACATGTCAAATACAGAAACTAACAATGATAAAGTAAATGATTCTGCTACAGAATGGAAGGAGCCACAGGAAGTAGCAGGTAATAAACAAGTGTATGTTTCAGAAGAAGCTAATGATTTAGTATGGAAACTTCGTGAAGCATATTTGGATCGTGCTCCGTATAATTATAGTTATGTAGATTCACAAGATGTTATGGAAGCAGATTTGCTGGTTACTTCTATAGTAAGTGGCCTTATTATTAAACACTTAAATAGAATGATAGAATCTTTTGATACTACAGATGAAATAAACGAATATATTTCAGCCGGTGAAGCAAGGCATCCTTACACTAGCACTAATACAGAAATGTTAAACTAAAAGTGGCTAAGTCTACTGTAAACAAAGCTGGTAACTATACGAAACCAACCATGCGAAAAAAACTCTTTAACACTGTTAAGGCAGGAGCAAAGGGTGGTAATCCTGGGCAGTGGTCTGCTAGAAAGGCGCAACTATTAGCTAGTAGATATAAAAAAGCTGGCGGGGGATACAAGTAGTGGCTTTGAAGCAACCACAAAAAAACCTCAAGGCTTGGACTAAGCAGAAGTGGCAAACTAAGTCGGGTAAGCCTTCCTCTAAAACAGGAGAAAGATACTTACCCGAAGAAGCTATAAAAGCGCTATCTTCTTCAGAGTATGCAGCAACTACCAAAGCAAAACGTGCTGGTACTAAGGCAGGTAAGCAATTTGTAAAACAACCTAAACGGGTTGCAAAGAAAGTTAAACAGTATAGGTAGCCATGAAATATAACAGCCAAAAACTAATAGATATGTTAACGAGACATGAAGGATGTGTACTAACAGTATACAAAGATTCTTTAGGTATAGATACAATTGGTATCGGCAGGAATCTGGAATCTCGTGGTATATCAACTACAGAGTTGCAATTTTTAGATTACTATGATATAAGTGAGATCTACAGTGGTGGGGGTATAACGGAAGATGGCGCTAGATATTTGCTCGCAAACGATGTTGCTATCATTGAGCGAGAATTATCTGCAGCTCATCCTTGTGTGGAGCTTCTAAGCGAAAACAGAGTACTTGTACTTCTTAACATGGCATTTAATCTTGGTATGCCACGCTTACGTACCTTTTATAAAACTTGGGATGCAATACATAAAAAAGACTACGATGTTGCGGCAGAACAGATGCTAGATAGTCGCTGGGCAAAACAAGTAAAAGGCAGAGCTACTGAGCTAGCGGAGTTGATGCGGGAAGGTTGAGGTTGTAAATTATGAACTTTGATAGTAAAATACCGCTGGCTTTGATTGTTACTGTCTTGCTTCAGGCAGCAGGAATTATTTGGTGGGTATCAGAGCAGTCTCATACCATTGGAATATTAAAAAAAGAAATGTTAAGTGTCTCTTCTCGTATGGCGATTGAGGAGACTGTTAATCTAAAGCGTGATGTACTAGAGCATGGGGTGCAACTGGATAACATTATGGAAGATTTAAACGGGTTTAGCCGCATTAGTAATATGCAATCGGAAGCCCTACGCCGTATTTCGGTACTCGAAACGCAGTTTCAGTACATACAAAAATCTGGTGTAAATAAGTAATGGAAGTGGAAGCATGAGAAAACTAACTGTAAACCAACAAAAGTTTTTAGATGTACTGTTTGAAGAAGCAGGTGGAGATCCTGTAGCTGCAATAAAGCTAGCAGGTTACTCCCCTGGCACTACTACTAGCGTAATTGTAAGTAGCTTAAAAGAAGAGATACTAAAATCTACGCATGAGTATATGGCACGTAGTGCGCCGCAGGCTGCTGTAGCTTTAATTAGTGCATTGTCAGATCCTACTCAGCTAGGCATACGTGATAAGATGTCTGCTGCTCGTGAGGTGCTAGATCGTATCGGTATTGTTAAAACTGAAAAGATGCAGGTAGAAGCTACTGGTGGTGTTATACTGCTACCACCAAAGAATCCTGTAGTGGAAGACGATGACTAATAAAAGTTTAGGCAAGTGGAAACTTCCACAACCAACAGATGTAAAGGAAGAAAATGAGTGGCTACCGGTACCAAGAATTGCACGAACGATTCCGTTTGGTTATGTACATGATGAAGAAGATGCGGGCATTCTCCAGCCTGTGCCAAAAGAGTTGGATTTACTTGAAAAAGCTAAGGTCTACTTACGCCAGTACTCCTTACGAGAAGTCTCTGCATGGCTTTCCGCAAACTCCGGGCGTTACATATCACATTTAGGATTGCAAAAAAGAATACAGCATGAAAAGCAGCGTAAAAACACAGCTAGAAGCCTCCGCATCTGGGCAAACTATGCGGAAAAAGCGATCTCCTCGGCAAAAAAACTTGAAGCCGGTAGAGTTGGTGCAAGAAAAAGTAGAGCAGACGAAGCGCTACGAAGCAGCAGTGGAGGAGTTACAGCAGACTCATAACGTACACTTTACACCTAACCCTGGCCCACAGGAAGAGTTCTTATGTGCTAGTGAAAGGGAAGTACTTTATGGGGGGAGTGCCGGTGGTGGTAAAAGCTATGCCATGCTAGCTGATCCTCTTCGTTACATGAGCCACCCTGACTATAGTGGGTTGCTGCTACGACATACAACGGAAGAGTTACGTGAGTTAATATTTAAATCCCAAGAGTTGTACCCACGGGCAGTGCCAGGAATTAAATGGTCGGAACGGAAGATGCAGTGGACAGCCCCATCAGGCGCTAGATTGTGGATGTCGTACCTTGATAGAGATGAAGATGTACTACGGTATCAAGGCTTGGCGTTTAGTTGGATTGGTTTTGACGAGTTAACACAGTGGTCTTCACCCTACGCATGGAATTATATGCGCAGTCGTTTACGTTCTACCGCAATTGACTTGCCTATCCACATGCGTGCTACAACTAACCCTGGAGGACCAGGGCATGGGTGGGTTAAAAAGATGTTTATTGATCCCGCACCCTACAATAGTGCATTTAGAGCTACAGATATTGAGACGGGAGAGGTACTAAAGTTTCCTCCTGGCCACGCTAAAGCAGGCAAAGCACTATTCAGACGTAAGTTTATACCTGCTAGGCTGGCAGATAATCCGTATCTTACTGCTACGGATGATTATGAAGCTATGTTGCTGTCACTACCTGAACAACAAAGAAAACAATTACTAGAAGGTGACTGGGATGTTAAGGAAGGTGCAGCGTTTACCGAGTTTAACCGTACTGTACACGTAGTTGAGCCTTTTCACATTCCAAGTAACTGGATACGCTTTAGATCTTGTGATTATGGGTACGGTTCTTATAGCGGTGTTGTTTGGTTTGCAGTTAGTCCGAGTGAACAGTTAATAGTATACCGTGAATTGTATGTTTCTAAAGTATTGGCTACTGATTTGGCGGATATGATACTGGAATTAGAAAGCAATGACGGAAGTATTCGATATGGTGTGCTAGATAGTTCTCTTTGGCACAAACGAGGCGATACTGGGCCTTCTCTTGCAGAGCAGATGGTTTCACGCGGGTGCCGCTGGCGACCTTCTGATAGAAGTAAGGGTAGTAGAGTAGCAGGTAAGAATGAAGTACACAGGCGACTGCAAATTGATGACTTTACAGAAGAACCTCGTATGGTGTTTTTTAATAACTGCACTAACTTAATCTCACAGATACCTGCACTGCCATTAGACAAACGAAATCCAGAAGATATAAACACTAATGCAGAAGATCACTTGTATGATGCCTTACGATACGGTATAATGTCTAGACCTCGCTTTAGTGTCTTTGATTATGATCCTGCTACTGCGCGAGCATCGCGTGGCACACCAATTGCAGATGCAACTTTTGGATATTAAGGAACTTTAAATGACTGACGAAACTGTATTCGATACTGAAACTGTATTCCTGGAAGATCAGGAAGAAGATGAGCTTAATGACACCCAGGCGGCTGGGGATATCATTGACTATGTAAAAGGTCAATTTAGTAAAGCAGAAGATTATCGATACAGTGATGAGCAGCGCTGGTTGCAGGCGTATAGAAACTACCGAGGTATTTATGGTCCTGATGTACAGTTTACAGAAACTGAAAAGTCTAGGGTATTTATAAAAGTTACCAAAACTAAAACGCTAGCTGCCTATGGGCAAGTTGTAGAAGTACTTTTAGCAACTAATAAATTTCCTATTACTGTTGACCCTACTGTTGTACCTGAAGGTGCCATTGAAAGTGCTCATTTTGATCCTGCAGAAACAGATGAAGTACGTGACGCACGAGAAGAAAGCCCGTATGGCTACACAGGGGACGGTAACGATATGCCTCTAGGTGCTACTCAGGATTCCTTAATGGAGCGACTAGGTGCTTCTGCTAAGAAGTTCGTAGGATTAGACAATGTAAAAGAAGGCCCAGGTGTTACACCTGCTTCTATCACAATTAATCCTGCCAAAGTAGCAGCTAAGAAGATGGAAAAGCTAATACACGATCAGCTACAAGAGTCAGGTGCAAACAAGCATTTACGTAGCACTGCTTTTGAGATGTCGCTGTTCGGTACCGGTATTATGAAAGGACCATTTGCTGTTGACAAAGAGTATCCTAACTGGACACAGGAAGGAAACTACGAGCCTGTAATAAAAACAGTTCCGCAGGTAAACCATGTCTCAGTGTGGAACTTCTTTCCTGATCCTGATGCTAACAGCATGGATGACGCTCGTTACGTAATTGAACGGCATAAGATGTCGCGTTCCCAACTACGCGATCTTAAAAAGAGACCTTTCTTTAGGGCAGATGTTGTTGAGCGGGTAATTAAGCAGGGAGAAAGTTACAGTAAAAAGTATTGGGAACACGATCTTGAAGACTATGCGCGTGAACAGGATGTGTATCGTTTTGAAGTGCTAGAATACTGGGGTGCTATCGATACTGAGTTTCTAAAAGACTTTGGGGTTGAGCTTCCGACAAGCTATGATGATGTAGATGAGGTAAGTGCTAACATTTGGGTGTGTAATAATAGTCTGCTACGTGTAGTGCTTAATCCCTTTAAACCGCAGCGCCTTCCTTACGTGGCTGCACCTTATGAGTTAAATCCGTATAGCTTTTTTGGTATCGGTATCGCAGAAAATATGGACGATACACAGATTCTTATGAATGGTTTTATGCGGATGGCAGTAGATAATGCTGTGTTGTCTGGTAACTTACTTATTGAAGTAGATGAAACTAATCTTGTACCAGGACAGGATCTTACGGTCTATCCAGGTAAAGTGTTTAGGCGGCAGGGAGGTGCTCCTGGGCAAGCTATTTTTGGAACGAAGTACCCCAACGTTTCTAGCGAAAACATGATGATGTTTGATAAAGCACGGCAGCTTTCCGATGAAAGCACTGGCCTACCTTCGTTTTCCCATGGTCAAACTGGCATCACAGGTGTAGGCAGGACAGCTAGCGGTATCTCTATGTTGCTAGGGGCTGCAGCAGGTGGCGTTAAGACTGTTATTAAGAATGTTGATGACTACCTTCTTCGCCCACTCGGCGAGGGTTTGTTTCAGTTTAACATGCAATTTAACTTTGACCCTTCTATAAGGGGTGATCTAGAGGTTAAAGCAGGTGGTACTGATAGTTTGATGGCTAATGAGGTACGTAGCCAGCGTTTAATGCAGTTCCTTAGTGTAACAAGTAATCCTTCACTTGCACCTTTTGCAAAATTCCAGTACATTATTACAGAGATTGCTCGTAGCCTAGATCTAGATCCTGATAAAGTTACAAACAACATTGATGAAGCACGTATTCAAGCAGAGATTATGAAAAACTTCCAGCAGGAACAGCCACCGCAACAGCCTGGAGTACCAGGGGCTAATCCGATGGATACAGCAGGAACAGGAGATGGAACTATTGGAACAGGACAGGCACCAGCACCCGGAGAGCAAGGGTTTACAGGAAATGCAGGGGGAGTTGCTCCGCAAGCTCAAGCCCCTGGTCAGCAGCCACCGCCAATGGCAACACTTCAGTAATTATATTAGTCTAGAGGTAGAGATGCAAAGACGCACCTTAGAACAAGCTACTGATATAATGGCTGTACATAGGGCGCAGGGTGCTATTAGTGTACTGCATAAGATCATGAAGCTCAGGGATCATGTTAATGACAGTAAGTAAGAAAAAACAGATAGAGAAGCATTTAACAGGGGTGGAATAGGTATGCCAAGAAATCGTCCAGATCTAATTAATAAAGAATTTTTACAGGTAAAACCACCTCGTCTACCGGCTTTGATGCAAGGATCAGAAGATACCTACTATCCGAGTCGCCAACCGCGTGTAACTGTTTCGGGAAGCGGAGGAGGGTCTGCTAGAAATATACCTGTTTCTACTCCTGAAGGTAAAAAAGATCTAACTGCTGCTCAGTTAGGTGCAGCAATAAAACTAGGTATAGTAATTCCATTAAAGAATGGGTTCACTTTAAAAACTAGTACTGATATCAGCGGAGGAGCGCAAGCAACAGAGTTAGAAGGTAAGGTAAATAAGATTGAAGATGCTAGAGTTACCAATTTTAGTCTTGCTTTGTTAAAGCAATTAACAGATGGTGATGGCGTAATTGGTGTGGAAGCAGGTTATAATCCTGAGAATGATAACATTACAGGTAAATTAGCAGTAAAATTACCATTTAACAGGGGTGGAACTATGCCTTTACAGGAACAAATGTCTATGTTTAATGATGGGGGGATGTTGGATGAAGGCAACACTATTGATGCCGTATCTGGCAATCGTGTACCTGTAGGCTCACTTCAGGAAGAAGTACGAGATGACGTAGCTGCACAAGTAAGCGCTGGTGAGTACGTTGTACCTGCAGATGTTGTGAGGTACTTTGGCTTAGAGTTTTTTATGCAGCTTCGTGATAAAGCCAAGCAAGGTCTTTCTCGTATGGAAGATATTGGCCAGATGGGTAACGCTTCGGAAGCCCCGCTAGAAGCAGACTCTCCTTTTGCGCAAGATGATACTGTACTAGTTATGGGTAACAGCGTAGGTAGTGAACCTATCCGCGCACAAGGAGGTAGTTATGTACCTACTGC